GCCCAACTCAACCACCTCCACAAACACCTTCTCAAGCTGGTTGCGCAGAGCTGGCTCCTTCTTGAAAGCGTTGGCCAGGCTGAGTTTGCGGTAGCCAAACAACAGGTCCAGCGAGTCCTTGCGAACCATCAGACCAGCTTCACCCCAAACATCCTGAATCATCTTCTGAGTCTCGGGCGTCATCATGCGCCAGATCTCGCGCATCTCTGGATCGGACGACACCGGACCAATTTTCATGTAAGAGAACGATGCAGTGGCGAACTCCGAGTCGTACTGTTCCTTCATGGCTTTCACCACTTCGGTGTTCTGCTCCAGTGCAGTGCTCTTGTCGAAGATCGAACCAGCGATGGTTCCCATCACCTGGTCAAAAGCGTTGTTGCGCTTCAACAGCGTGTCTTTGTTGTCTTCAGACATCATGTAACGCCAGTTCACCACATCACCTGCGGCGTTCAACACAGGAGCCATCCGGTTACCAACCATCTTGGTTGGATCGGCACGGGTACCTGGGTTGAACAAATTCTTGATCGCAGCCTGGCGCTCAGAAGCGAAAGTCACGTTGGCCATCAAAGCTGAATTCTCCAGACCCTGTGCAGAGTTCTGGCTCAGGTTGCCGTTGTGGCGGGTCTTGCCCTTGGCGTTGGTACCGGTATAGGACATGGCACCACTCAGGTAAGGCTGAAGGCCTGCGCCCTTCAGCGTGTACACGTGCATGACTTCGGCATCCGGGTCAGACACATCGGCCACCACTTGCCCACCCTTGACATAGCCCTGGTACTCCAGGTCCTTGCCTTCCATCTCGTTGGCCACCTTGGCTTCGATGTGCGGGCTGTATATCTCGGCCGTGTAGCCGTGCATCGCCAGCGTCTTGTTGCCACCGAACAGGCGATCCATGGATTCCTTCTCCAGCTGGCGATGGGCACCCAGCACAAAGGTCACACCGTTCTCACCACCAGCACGTTGGTTTTCAACCCGCAAAATCTCTTTCGCTGCAGAAATGTGCTTTGCCTTCGAGTAAGCCAGGGCGTGCAAAGCCACCAGCTGCTCAATGGTTGGCACCATCTCAGCAGACTGGGCTTCCGTGATCTTGTCTTTGCCGTTCGTACCGAACATCTTGGCAATGTTGTAGGCGTTCATCATCGCCATCGGGCTGCGGTTCTTGCCTGTTGCTTTGAAGTAGCCCAAGTGGATAGCCTGGTTGATCACGTAAGCCTTCACGTTCGGTTGAACATTCAGGCGACTCTCCGTCGCTGCGATGGCTGCGTTGAGCTTGGCTTTGTCACCCAAGATCCCTTCCAACTCCGCCATCGTCATCACGTCCATCAAGGCATGGGCACCGGTACGCATAAAAACCGCTGAGACAGCCGCCTTGGCGTCTTTACCTGCTTTGCCATCGAAGCCCTTGCCATTCTCCGCAAACGCCTGCAAGGAGGCTTTGGCTGCGGCTGTGATGATGTCCTTGCGGGTATGTTCGTTGGACTTGGCCATCGACAGCAGATTCTCAAACACGGCCAGAGGTCCCCGCACCGAGTTCAGTACACCAGCCATCAAGCCAGGTCGACCCTTTTGGTTAGCGTCGCGGACTTCGCTGATCACATCCATGAAACGCTCAACCCGCTCATTTGCCAACGTGCGAACCACCCCACCAGCACCACGAACAAACCCACTCTTGTGGGTGTTCACCCGCTGCGAGTTGGCAAAGTTGCCTACCTTGACCCGAAGTGCTTCCAAAGATTCCCGTACCTTGGTCTCCGTCCCTGCTGTCAGGGAACGATCGGCAGGTGCTGCCAGAATGTTTCGACGCTTGGCTTCAATGTCCACCAGCTGATCCACCAGAAGAGCCAGCTTGCGATTGCCCTTCTGGCCATAGAACGTCGCGGTCTTGCGCGTCGTGAAGTAAGACAGGATGTTCTCGAACATGATCTGCAGGCGCTGGCCAATCGACTTGGCACTAGATGCCTTCCTTGGATCTTTGCCAGTGGCCAGGTCCAGCAGCTTGTTGAAACCCTCATGAGCCAAGCCCATCGCAGCAAAGCGCGATAGGTGATCCATCTTGTCGCCGTTGCTCTTGTTCAGCGCGAACACGAAATCATGAAGCTCTTGAGCTGCAGCCGCGTCACCATTGGTCACCGCCGCAAAGTCGGCAGGCTTCAGCTTGGCACGCACTTCCATAAAGAGCTTGGAGAGCTCGGCATAGACCATCGATGTCTGAGTCTCGTTCCCATCCAGGGATGCACGAACCGTGGCTTCCACCTGCTCGATGACAAAAGCCTCTTGCTCGCTGATGGTGAAACCAGAAACCAAAGCCTTGGAAGCGAATGGCGCCTTACCGGTGGCTTGGGCCTTGAGCCACACATCCATCGGGGTCAATGCCTGGTTCTTCATCAGGTCGGCGTGCAGCGAACCGTAGGCTCCATGCAACTTGTGCACGATACCGCCCAATAAACCCTTGAGCTGGTCCTGGAAGCCAGAACTCACCGAACCATCATCCAAAGCCTCAAACAGATCCTGCGTGCTGTAGGTGTTGAGCAAGCCAACCGGATCAGCCTCCATCGACAGCACCCTGGCAGACTCAGCAGCAGCTTTGGCGGATGTCGCCACATCAGCAAACAGACCGGAGACATTGCTCATCAACACAGACATGCCGTTGACGGTCTTGGCCTGGGTGGACTTGTCCGAACCACGGAACATAATCGCGGTGATCACACGCATGAATTCTTTCATGCCACTCACCAGCGTGTTCTTCTTCGTCTTGGACTGCATGGTGACCTTGCTCAGCACTTCGCGCTGGAACTTACGGTTGGTCATTCCCCAAGCCAAGAACTCATCCAGGTTCTCCAATGCACTCACATACTTGCCCAGCAGACCGTTCGCATTGGCGAAGTCGATGGCTTTGGTGCGAAGGTTATGCAGCTCTTCAACCAGGTCCTTGGTTTGTGCGGTGGGGTACTGCACAGCAGCGACCAAAGCTGCATGAATCAGTTCGTGCATCAGCACCTCGACACCAACACCGGAGTGCTTGAAGTCCGGGGACATGATGAAGATGCCCTGGCCATTGTTGGCGTAGTAGCCACGAGCACGGGTCGGCGGAGCGAAAGCGACAGACGACTCGGGCGTCTGCGGCGTCACATACTGAATTGGAAGATCCTTGGGCACTGTCTTGAACAGTTGACCCAGCAGCTCGATGTTGAAGTCGCGCTGGATGCTGGGCTTTTGAGCCTTCAGTTTCTTGTGCAGAAACTGGATCACTTCGCCGGCCAGAGGCTTGGGGTTGTTCTCGAAGAACGCCACCAGCTCGGGATCGGACTGAACGGTCGGCTCGCCAATCTGGCCCCAGAACTCGGGTTTGATCTTGGAGATCCGCTGGCCCATGGCCTGAGCCAAAGCAGCAGCATCAACACTCGACAACGTGTCCAGCATTGCTGCCTTGACGCTTTTGGCTCCCTTGAGCAATGCAGCCAGCACTTCTTCGATCTGGTTACGCATGGGCTCAGGCAACGAACGATCGATCGACATCTGCTCCAGCAGACGGGCGCCTTCGTTCACCGAGACCTTGACAATGGCCATGTCCTTGAGCGGTTGATCTTGTTCGATGTCAGCGACCGTATCGGTGTCTGCCGGCAAGCCGGCGACCACCTCCCCGGTCAGCTCTGCCTGGCTAAAGGCTTCAAGCTGGGCCACGGCTTCCATGAGCTTGGGATTGGATTCCTTGGTCAGTGCTGCCAAACGGTTTGCCGCTTCTTGGCGGTCTGCCTCGGAGACCGTGTAGTTGCCGCCTTCCAGTGCGTACTGGTCAATGGCCGACATCTGGCTCAAAGCGCCCAGGCGAATCGAATCCGCGTGATTGGCCATGGCCTTGGTATCGGCCACCAGCTCACGTAGCACGGTCACCGGGTCACGGGGATTCTCCTTGTCCTTGGCTGCGAAAGTCTTGATGCTTGCTGCCAAATTCTTGGCCACTGTAGGTGGCAGCTCACCAGCCTGAACCAACTCAGCCAGACCCATCAGGGTACGTGACAGCGTGCCCATCATCTCGCTGGCCGGCGAGTAGTTCAACATGACTTTGAAGGTCGATTCGTTCAAACTTTGTGCGGCTTGTTTGAAACCAGCCAGACCAACACCCTTGGCGTCGTGGACGTTTAGCACTTCGGTGTCACCGATCGATCCGTGCATCACAGCACTGTCAGCACTGTGCGTGGACATCACCAAAGCAGCAACACCAGGGTTGCTCTCTTCTCGGGTGTAGCTGTTGACCTTGGTACCAGCGGCACCGGTGTCACCAAACACCGTACCAAACTTCACGTCACTTTGATAAGCAGCATCCTGGCTCAGCTTCTTGCCACTCTTGGAGAGGTACAAGCCAGACGACAGTGCATTGCTTTCCTTGGACATGGCGGTATGCAGCACTGGGGCCATGGCCTTCAGGCGCTGGCGAATCTCGCCGTCTTGCTGTGCGGTCAGATCCAGGCGCGCGATGCGCTTGCCCTTGACCAATGCAAAAGGCATACCGGTGCCAGCCTCTTTGGCTTCAGCTTCCATCAGCTCTTCGATCTTCTGATCACGCAGCGCCTGGTAGGTGCTGTTGTAGATCTCGAAGGCCATCTGCGCCGTCTCGTTGAACACGCGACGCTGATTGATGAACATGGCGAAGTCGTTTTCCAACGCCTCTTTCACCGACTGGCCCAGCGTCTCGGTGAATGCCTTCTTCAATGCGACCATCTCGGCTGGGTTGAACTCACGCTCCATCAGCTCAGCGGTTGACAACGAAGTGGGCAGGCGAGGGCCACCGCCGAAATCCATCAAAGCGTTGATGGCTTCGATGAGCGTCTTCGGGTTACCGCCCTCTACTGCCAACGTCTCGATGCTCTCATACACCTGCTCGACAAACGTCTCGGCCATGCTGTCCACAGCCTTCTTGGTAGACGAACCAAACACCATAGCGGTGAGTGGCGTCTTCACGATCTTGCGACCCTTGGAAGTCACAGAGCCCTCAGCTTCCAGCTTGCCGGTGAAGCTGTACAGCGCTTCCATCACACCTTCCAAAGCCGGCTCCGACAGCATCCTGGACTGAACGCCCTGCATCATGCTTTTGGCGGTTTGTTCGTACAGGTCCAGACGCCCCTTGCCTGAACGCCACACGTTGTACTGAGCGTCTTCTTGCCCTTGCTGGTAGAAGCCACCCCGGTTGAGCATGTCGAACAGGTCACTCACCGTTGATGCAGCACCCATCAACAAGTGGCTCAGCATTGGTCCGTTGGTCACACCATCAACCTCACCCATCATCTGCACCGTGAAGGTACCGTCCGGGCCGGCCACGTCGTGATGCGCCAAAGCCATCAAGGCATCCAGTGAGTGCATGTTCTCACCGCCAACCTTCACACCGGCAAGCAGTGCTTCCTGGTCGGCTTCGGTCAGTGAGTCCTGGGTCATGGACTTCACCAGCACCTTAACGGCCTCAACAATCACCGGATTGTTCAGCATGGCATCGAGCTTGCTCAGTGCGCTGGTCATGCTCTGCTTGTCGGTTTTGATGCCCATGCCTTCAGCCACGCGCAGTCGGAAGTTCTCCATCTGTGCAGCATCAGCACGGGACACCTTGGTCTCCCACGACTTGCGGAACAGCATGTGACGGTGCACTTTGCTGGTCTGTGGGTTGATCACGTTGGTGGCAATACCCACCCGGTTCTGCTTCCAGACCGAGTGTTCGAAGTACAGCGGCTTGGTCAGGTCAGGCGAACCATCAGTGAACATGCCACCAAAGAAGCTCATGGCTCGGTCAATCTCGCCCATGAGTCCATCGTTCTTGGCTTTGTTCGCCAGCCGGTTGGCTTTGTGAGCAGTATCAGCACCCTCGGAAATACCGCCTGCAATCTGCAGACTGATCACCCGATCTAGCTGACCCATCAGCTTGAAAGCGTCCAGTCGCACATAGCTGGCCACAGAGTTCTCATGCTCCATGACCTTGGCCAGCACCGGTGGCACATCTTGAGTGGAGTTCTTGGCCTTCTTTTGCACGAAAGGAATCGGCTCAAAGCTGGGCTCTTTCATGCCAGCTTCAACCGAGAACATCTTCTCCAGCACGCCCTGACTGCCCTTGATCGCCTCAAGGATCTGTTCAGCCAGTGGGTTGAGGGCGCCATCAGAATCCCGGTTCAGAGCCAGGAACTGAAACTTTGCGTTCGTGTCGGTGTTTGGGTTCTTGGTCAGCGCCTTCATCTCAACGCCGGTCATCGTGGTGCGAGTCAAGATGCCCTGGTCCAGCATCAGCTTCATGGCGTGTGCACCCAGAGCACTCTCCAGCTTGGTCAGCATCTCAAGCGGTGCATCCTTCTTGGCTTTGATACCCAGAGCCTGCACGATGCTTTGACCCAACGAAGCAACCACCACGTTTTGACGTGTGCCCACACCGGCCAGGGCTTTGATCTCAGCCTTGGAAACCTTGGTGTTCTCATCACGATCAAGGATCAGGTTGATCTCTTCAGGGCCGTTGAACTGTCCACGGCTTCCAGCCGCAGCCACGTAATGGAACACAGCTAGGCTGATCGCGGACTTCACGTTCTCATCTGTATCCACACCTGCTTCAGTCTGCTCAAACAAAAGCTGTGACAGGTTCTGGAATGCGTACTCAGGCGACTTGTTGATCGCCAGGTTGTCTGTGATGTTCTTCACCCAGCCCATGGCAGTCGACTTGAAGAAGCTCAGCGTCTCGCGCTGCTTGTCAGTCAACTCACCAGACTTCAGGTACTTCTTGGCAGAGGCTGGGGACAACTGGCTCAGGAAATTCTTGACAGCAACCAACGGGCGCAGTGTTGCGGAAGACTCAGCCCCGGCACTCTGAACGAAGTGGCGCTCAAAACCAGCTGAAGTCCCTTCCTGGGACTGCTTGGTGAATACCGACAGAGCTCCAGACTGCTCTGGTACAAGCACCTTGACTTCTTCTCCCACATGGTTGACATCTGTTACGGACTCAGCCAGGTCTTCTGGATTGGGTTCGACCAGTTCTGTGCTATCTTCAGTAGACTGGTTTTCCTCATTCAACTGAGTTGATTCAGTGTTCTCAGTGGACTCAGTACTCTCAGTATCTACAGTCTTCACAGAAGAGACGGAGTTCTCTTCAGAACTCTTTACGGGAGTCGGCTTTGTAGCTGCACTTCTTGTGACTGCGGCAGTGGTCGCACCAACTCCCACGCCTTCTCCACTGGTCCGTGCTTCTTCAGTAGCTTGTACTGCAGGGCTTGCTTGTCCACTGACCGTAGCTGAACTTTGTTGTGACGTGTTCTTGACATTGGATGCTCCAGCAGTTGGGTTGAACTTCAAATCAAAGACGGCGCGGAGCTCGGCAGTGGCGGCATCCAAGGCACGAGCTTCGGCCACGGTGGCAGCGACCAGCTTGGTGGCGCCTTTGCCGATGTTCAAACCGCCGTTCTTGGCACGGGCTTCATCGCTTTCCCAGAAGCCTTGCTCGACGGTCCACTTGCCCCCCTTGTTTTCCAGGCGACGGTTCACACCATCGGTGTCGAATAAGGCCTTGGCATCGGTGGCAGCTTTGGCCTTGTCCTGGTGACCGTCCGAGAATTGGATGATTCCGCTCAACTGCTTTTGGGCCGACTTGTTTGAACCAGCGACCACAGCAGCAGCCATGTCACGGCGGTACTGGGCGATGCCCTTGTTGTCCTTGGAACCAGTGAAAACCTCGGCCGATACCTTGTCCAGGTCTCGGGCTGCGTTCTCGGCTATCCGGGCAGCTGAGAAAGAACGTAGGTAGGAACGCTGCTGGCTCGTCAAGCCGTTGCTGGCGTTCTCAGCCATCTGGGTAGCAGCGTCAGGCGAAAGACGCTCAGGGCTTGCCATGGCCAGTACAACCACACGTTCTGCCGCAGCCTTGGATTTACTCAGGCCTTCCACATCAGTATCAGCAACCACAGCGGTAGCCAGGCCCACGTCAGCCGCAATGTCGTTGGCAGGTTGAACCAACACACCCAACTGTTCCCGGTTGGTTTTGGCCAGCTCGATCTGGCTGTCCAGCTTCTTGATCTGCGCCGCGTAGGCCTTTGCCGCCTTGGGATCTGGCGTGCCAGGATCGGCCAGCTCAGCTTGGGCGTTCTCGATCAGGGCCTGCAGTTGTGGCGCCCGAGCAGCGTTGGCAGGGTCTGCCAGCTTGGCTTGGTACTGAGCCAGCTCTTGAGCCAACTTGCCAGTACGAGCACCGGTGGCCACATCGAGCAGGGTCTCTAGGTCTTCCCGCTGAATGGCCAGGTCAGCGATGATCTTGTCGGCCTTGTCCAGGTTGGCCTGCTTGGCTTCCGGTGTCGTGGTAGCCAGCTGGCTGTTGCCGAACAGGGCAGCGATTGCCTGGTCCGGGGCGAATGATTTTGAGGTTGGGTCCACCAGTGCAGAGACATCACCCGTCTTGATTGCATCAGACTGGGTAGCTTTGACCTCGACAACTTCCTTCTCTTTTTGCTCGCGTGCACCGGCGAAGGAGTTGCCCACGCCACCCACTTCACCCATGGCCAGACCGGTCAACAGACCCATGGCAGAGGCTTTGCCCACGCCATCCAGGATGGGCTTGCCCAGTGCATAGTTCTGCCACATCTGCTCTTGAGCAGACTGAGGCATCTCTTCAAACACACCCTCGGTGATGCCAGAGCCCAGTGCCGCTTTCACGAAGCCGGCAGTGCTCACACCGTTACCGCTGGCCAACATCGTGTCGATGTCTGGCAGGCCCAGCTTCTGAGCCAAACGACCACCAGCGGCACCGAAAGCGCCGGTGACCACACCGGTACCCACAGCAGAGAGTGCTTGCTTGTCGGTCAGTAGACCGTCTTCTGTTTCACCACGAATCTGTGCAGCAGCAGCTCCAGCACCCAAGATACCTTCACCTGCAGCACCAGCCAGGACTGGGGCCAGCTTCGCACCCACGGTGCGAGCCAGTACACCTGGTAAAGCAGGGCCTACGCCACCCGCTGCAATAGCAACACCCTTGGCACCAACGGACAGCAACTTTCGGGCAGCAGCTGCCCCACCCAGCATCTGCGGAATCGACTCACCAATCGCAGTGGCGATGACACTTGGGTTATCCAGCGCAGCTTCAAGGGTTCCACCAAAGCCATCAACCTTCTCAACATTGAGGTTGGCTCGCTTCTGCGAAGTGGAATACAGATCGCTCAGGATTTCCTTGGCGTCACCCGGTCGGTAACCAACTTCTTCATCCAGGAATTTACCCACCCGCCCACCAGTGGGAATGTCGGCCAGACCAACAAATGCTTCCGGCAAGCCAACAGCACCGCGCAATGCAACGACACCCACATCTCCCATAACATCACTGAAGGATCGGGTATCAAAAACACTCCCACCAATCCTGGCTTCATCTGCCAATTGACCTTGCTTGATTTTCTCCAGCTCGGCAATCTTACGTTCGCTGGCTTCCTGCAATGCCAAAAACTTTGAATCCTGAGCCAATACATGGCTTCCTGCGGCCAGGTCCCCTGCAATTCGGGCAGCAAAGTAGTCTTGATAATTCGTGGCCATGCAGCAAATCCTTTAATTCGGTTGCCGCAATGATAAAGGGGAAAGCGAATTAAATCGCTCTCCCCTTCAACTGAACCAAAGAGATTACTTCTTGGCCGGTGCCGGTGCGTTGAGTAACTCACGAACTGCAAGAGTTCGATTGGCTTTCTTGCTCGCCTCAGCTTGCTGAGTCAACTCCGTCACGCGACTTGTATTCAGAGTTTTCTTCAGGAATGCCTCCACATCTTTGGACCGGCTCTTGTTCAACAGGTTGTAATCACCCATGGTCGAATCAATTGCAGCAAGGATGTCCTTCTTGGATGGCATCAATTTCTTGCCATTTCCAAGATCCAGCCCTTCAGTGGCCAGCTTGTACATCAAGGTCTGCATATCCGGGATGTCTTCCTTGATGTCTTCCGGGAAAGACTTACTCACGTGGTCGCGCAGTTCTTCGTAAGAAGTCATTGCAGTCGCAGATCCTGGTGCGTACCAGTTACCAGCGTCACGTTCCTTCTGATCGACCTGTGCCACAGCTTCTTTGAGCTTGGTCAGTGCTGCATCATTACCCACTTGAGTGTTCTGACCACTGGTGTCAAACGCGGTCATGATGCTGCCCTTCCTGCGGGCCAATGCCGTAGGGCTGATACGAGAGTCCAAACCAAGGGCTGAGAAGAATTGGTTGGCACTCTGCGTATCCCCGGTGTACAGCTGGCTGGATGGAATCAACCCTTGCTTAGCCGCTTCAGCATCCAGACGCTGCAGATCACTTTCTTTCATGGCCGAGATCTGCGGAGCACCTGAACTATCCACTGGCAGGCCAAGCTTCGTGGCCAAGCCACCAAGCTTCATCTTGTCAGCTTGTAATGCAACAGAGCGAGCCTGTGCAGTTTCAAAAGTTAGCTGGTCGATAAGACGATCTTCAGCTGCCGTATCGAGCACGCGACCCTGCTCAGTCTGGGTACGGCCAGTCAGAACCGCAGCTCCACGGGCATTAGATTCAAGCTGAGGACGCAGCTGTTGTTGCAACCGCTGAGCAGCCAATGCCGCTTCGTTCGCACCCGGCGCCAGAGCATCAGCGTATGCGTTGGTTTTGCGAACCCTGGAAGTATCGTAGGCTTTGTTCAGAAACACCGATTCATCGCCCAAGTCATTCGCGTCCAAGAAGGCTTTCAACCCTGCCTGGTCGTTTTTGGCAATGAACTCGTTGGCTTGTGCAATCAAGGGTGCCCGAGTCCTAGCCAAGATAGCATCGTCAAAATTGTTGCGTGCGGTGGTCTGCTGCATCAGTGCAGCACTTCGTACATCTTCAGCGCCCCGGGTCGATGCACGATTGGCCACGTTCAAAGCTGATCGTGCCATTTCTATTTGGGGTTGTAGTGCAGCAAGTTCTTCTGGTGTACGTGCTTGAGACAATAAGTCCATGAAGTCCTGCTTCTGAATCTCACTCTCTACACCTACATTAGAAGCAGCAGTGGCTTCCTGCTTTTTGATGATGTCGTTGAACGCATCAAAGCCACCAGCAATGGAGCGCTGGGCACCTGCCATCAAACCAGCAGCTTCACTCGCACCGGTAGGTTGCTGTATGGTGCGCCAGGTAATTGGTGAAGACATGTTGGCCTTTCAAATGAATAACAGGGAGTTTAACTCCCTGTTATTGAATGACCAACTGTTTCTAGCTTAGAAAGTATTGCAGAAAGTCTGATTACCTATCTTATTGCAGTAGGTTTGCTTTGGCATGGAATTTCTGATCTGCTGATTTGAAGCGCGCTCTTGGTCTACTGCTCGATTGTGAATCTCGATATTGCGTTTCATGGTTGCTACCGAGATCGCCAAATCAGTACAGTACTCTTTGCTTACGGCGTATCCCTCTGCCAAAGCCATGTTCTTTCTTACTTTTTCAGCGTCAAAAGAAAAAGTTTGAAGCTTGGTCATGGTGTACCTGTATGACAAGGATGCTGTCTCTGCATCAATATGCCCAGCTATCGCACATTTTTTACCACCTACCAAGCTAGCCCCTACTGACTTGTAGTCTATGTCCGCTAGTACTGGTTTAGGCGTAGCCGCACAACCTACCAAACCAAAAGCAATACCCAGTATCGCTGTTCGAACTGCCCACATGCTGTACCCCTGGTGCGTTAAGAGGGCTTGCTTATACCACTTCAAGCACCAGTAGATGCCTACTACTGGATCCCGTTTTTAGCCATGTAGTCACCTACCGACTGGTAAGCACCGCTGTTGGAGGCTACCCGAGCTCGCTGGCGATCTTCCAACGAGGCGTTGGTCGTGGTTTTCTGTGCTTCGTAGTTCAAGCCGAATTGCTTCTTGTTCTCGGCCAGGGTGTCCTTGGCCAGCCCGTACTGCTTCATGCCCATGAAGGCGGAAGCCAAACCACCCGCAGCACTCAGTGCCATGCCACCCCATCCATCGGTCTTCACCCCCTTGGCGTCAGTTGAACCAAGAAAGCCGCTGTCCTTGAACCACCTACCGACACCATCAAGAAAGCCAGGACTCTGCCCGCCCATGCCAGGCACACTCTGTGACCCAATTTGAGGAAGCGTCAGTGGCTTGCCAAGAATGTTCGCAGGCAGTTGAGGCTGGGAGTACATCTCTGGTGCTTGTACAGGAACGCCATAAGTACCGGAACCCATCTGGCCCCAACTACCCATGTTGTCGAAAGGGCCAGGCGCTGGTCGCATATTGGTGGGTAGCTGCCCAGGCGCTTGATATTGAAATGTCATGTGTTTGCTCCGATCGATTCGTCCAACTTTGGAAGGGTAAGGGCGATGTCCACATACGAAGAAATTGCGCCAATTGACATCACACCAGGATTGCTGACGTGAACAGTTCTATTGTAGAAGTCATTTGGTGATTCACCAAAGATTACAAAGGGGTTCAAGTGATTCTTGAATTCCAACAGCTTATTGGCCTCTTCGAGTTTCTTTTCCTCAGCGGTCTTGAAGAGATTGAACGACTCGTAGTCGGCCAGCAAATCGCCAAACTTCTCCTGCATATTGCTACTAACTGCACCAGTCAGGCCGGTGCTCAGCTGTAGCAACTCCTTGGCCCACGGTGCTCCTTGCAATCCACCATTCATCAGGATCTTATATGCGCCGGCCAATGCTGCAACGATTGCAATCAGGAATGCCAACTCGGCGCCTACCAGTTTGACAAATAGCTTCAACGCATAGGAGATGACCAACCCGACAAGGTAATTCACAATCAAGGCGGTGACCACCGCTGTCAAGGCCGCAGCACCTCCGGCTGCTAATGTGGCGAAAAAGCCTCCGTCTGCGCCCAATGTCATGACGGTCAGTACGATGCCGACGATTTGGATAAGGATCTTAAACCAGCCAGATTGATACCACTTGACCTTGACAATCTGTAGGCTGTTGAAGACGAAGTGCAGCGAGCGTGAGTAAAGCTCTTCTCGATCCGTTATGGAGAAGTCTTCGGTAATTGAGTGATCCAGTGGAATCAGCAGGATGTTTTCACTGCCCTCACCAACATCCATGTAGTTGCCATAGATGTAGTACGCCATTCTCAAATCGTTGACTGCCACCTCATCATAGAGATGAGCGCTGATCTGGCGACGGTAGTAGTGCACCAGCACGCCTTTGCTGGTTATCACTGGTTCCCCAGTCTCCAGGTCCACGTGAGTCGTCTGGTACACATCAGTCCTAGTACCACTTGTGTGGCTGTTGATGGCCCCAATCGAACCCGAGATCCGTCGCTTGTAGATGCCAGCATTGCTCAGCACCATCTTGAACTTGGCGTCTTGGATCACGACCGCTGACTTGGCCCCCTGGAACTGGGGGAACAGGTTGCCAAAGATAAAGCCTTGCGTTGGCGAGCCGTGCTGCTGGTTCTGGTTGTAGAACTGGTTCGTGAAGAAACGGAACAGGTACCGCTGTTCCATCTCATTCGTCGTGTTGGCCGGCACTGCCATGGTCAACATGGCTTGCCGAATAACACCAATGTCCGGGTTCTCATCGATCTTTTCAGCCACCAGGTCGAAGTCCATGCCCAGGTACTTGACCATCTTCTTGGAGGTCTTGTAGGCCTCAGAGGTCTTGTTGTTTATCAAAGACACCCCGTCCGAACGGAAGTGCACCAGGGGGAAGAACCGACCATTGGTTTCCAATGGTTGGTCGAACAAAACATCCAGGCTTGGATGGGTGCCCAAACCAACCCGGTACATCCAGTATTTGGTGACACCGTTCACCGTGTACTTCGCATGGAAGTAGTCCGCAGTGGAATCTGCCATGGCTTCAGTGATCAGTATCTGTGTACTGGCGCTGCGCTTTGGGTCGTAGTTGACGGGGGCATGGGGACCACCCGGTACGCTCCAGGTATGTTCCACCGCCACGTAGTCTTCCACCGCAGTGGGTGAAACCATCACAGGAGAAGGTGCACGCATCGCTCCAGCTGCAGCCGATCCGGTTGGGCGCCAAGGTGTCACACCGGCTGTGGCGGGTGTTCCCCACTGATCCAAAGCACCCTTTTCGAACGAGCCAATGGACACATCTGGAACCACCACCCGCATGTCATCAAGGTACACCGGGTACCCCTTCTGGGCTGAAAGCACGGGCAACTGGTTTGTCTGTGCGTTGTAGCCATAGAGATCAATGATCTTCATCCAGCCCATGTGCAGGCTGTTCGGTGGCCCGAACTGGCAGTAATCCAATACGATCGCCCGGCCCTCCAGCCCCGTGAGGACAGCAGCGACTTCTTCCCTGCCGCGAGTAGATGCAAACACCTGGCCGGATGGCAAGCCGTGGGTGTACTTTTTAACGGCGTAGTCGTACATCCGCTCGGCCCGCACACCAATGCTGGAAATCATTTCCTCCATGATGTGCTCAGGCATGTCACCCGAGTTGAAGATCGACTTCACCACGCCGGTTGTGGTGGCGTCAGGAATGGACACATCGTCGATTACCCGGACCACCGAGGTGCCAACATAAATCCTCCTCTTGCTGCTGAAAAGCCCCATGTCTCACCTCTTGAGCAAAAAAGAGGGGACCGAAGTCCCCTCAAGGCAGCAAACCATTTGTTTACGCACCGACACCGGTGAGCAACTTCGTAACTGCTCGGCCGACTGCGACATCGTTTAGATTGTTCACATGGTCGGCCACTGTCCCTTCATCCGTGGTGCGCCGCACGTTCCATGAATCGACCATGACCTTGGCCGCCTTCTGCTCGGCGTCACGGGTGAAGCCATTGGTTTGAGCCAGATACAGATCCTTCTGCCGGCCCACCACACTGTTGGCGTCTACACCCAGTGCCATGGTCTGAGCTTTCTCAGTCGTCACTTTCCACATCAGGAGCTGGGTTTCCTGGTCTGTCTTGAGCAAGGTAGCCATAAGCACATCGAACTCGGCTTGCAGCTTGCATTCCTGTGCGGTCAGCACAGTGCCTTCGATGATTGCGTTGGCGGTCTGTTGGCCGATGAGTACTGTTTGGGCCTTGATCTGATCGATTTCTGCCTGAGCCTTGGCCCGTTGCAGCAGGAACTGAATCGAGGCACTGAGGACTGCATCGAGCGCACCCAGATAGACCGTGGCGTACTCTGGTCCCTTGATCCGACCCTTGGTGAATTCCTGTTCCAGGTGAGCCTTGTTGGCTCGCATGAGAACATCGAATACCCCAGTGCCATCGATCGTGGCTGAGGTCAGGTCGGCAATTTGGTCGGGAGGAAAGAACGTGCTCATGGGTCTACCTGGGTTGCTTCAGATCAGTCAATCGCTTTGGCCACAGCCTGGCGACGGGCCAGCTCAGTGATTTCTTTCTCGGTCAAAGGATCGAGCAACTCAATGGCGAACTCTTTGATGAGCTTTCCTTTGCGACTTTTGTTGCCTTTGGAGTCTGTGGAGGTAACAAACACCTGGCATTGGCGATCACGCATTTGCTCATAAATGATGTGTGGTACGTGCCACCCATCATCTGCATTGAATGGCACAAACTTGGTCACAGAGCCAATGCCGGCATTACCAGCGGTGAAGATTTCACCTTCCCACTCAGCCTTGGCTGGGTTCATGCAAGTCAAACGAATTCGAACAAGAACCAGTGCTTCTTTCTTCAGGCGTTGACGCTTCTGAGAAAGGGTCTCAGGCTCGGCTGCCTTGGCTTCGGTAGCAGGTTCATCATCTACCACGGCAGGGCCGTCTTGCAAAGCTGCAGCAACTTTTTCGCGCAGTTTGTCAATGCCAATAGATGGGTGAAAATTCAGACCAAGCAACGTGGCTCGGGCTTTGAGGGTTGAGAGCTCATCTTGTGCAAGCTCTTCTTTGGTATCAAGTTCATTCATCGCTGCTTCCTTGGATCAAAATTTGAAGATGTAAAACGAGGGAGCCAAAGCCCCCTCGTTCAAGCGCCCGCTTTACAGCTTGGCGACGGTACGGATGACGCCGATGCGCTCAGGACGCAGAACCATGAAACCGTAGTACCACTTGATCGACATGAAGCCGGTCTCGCCATACGGGTCATTGCGGTCAGCGGTTGCTTCGCCTGGTGCCTTGTGCGTGATCTTGAACTTCACGGTCTTGCCATCGGTTTGGAAGCCAATGGTCGTGAACGATTCAGCACCCACAACCAGGATCGGGAACACGTCGAACTTCTGGTTGGTTTCGTAGCAGGTGGCATCAGCCGAAGCATCTGCACCGGCGCCAGCCCACTTCAGCATCTCGGGCACCACCACCAGACGCAGAGCGTCAACCGAGCCCACCTCACCGTTGAGGGTGGTACCACCAGCTGCGTACTTCTCCACAGGAATGAAAGCAGGCAGGTTGTGCAGGTCTTTCATTGCCTTGAAGGTAGGCAGCAGCTCAGAGCCGATGTACGCAACACGGGCACCGGGAATCACCTTGGTGTCCACCATGCGCGAACCAGTAATCACCGTGGTCTGCTTGGGCGTGCGGTTGTTGTCCAGGTCGATTGCCAGCTTCATCAGGTCGCTGTAAGTCACCAGGTCATCAAGACCCACGTTGCTGTTGGCGGTGGCATTGCCAGCGTACTTGACCACACCAGCTGCGTTGATCAGGTCGATCTGCAGCGCGTCTTCGGTGATCTCATTGGCGCCCATCACCATTTCGCGGTTGATGTGCATGGCCAGCTCAGCGTCAGAGTCAAAGTCCAGGGACTCTTGGGTGTACTCGTCGAAGAAACCAAACTTCTCGAAGGTGCCAGTGAGTTCCTTACGTTTGAAACCAACACGGTTCACACGACCACCCGACTCGGAGAGCACAGGTAGTTTGCCGGGGATCGACCCAATGTCTTTCGAGGAACCGTAGAGGTTGCCCGAGTTCTGGGTACGGAAAGAACCTGGGAAAGAAGCCACAACAGCAGCAGACAGTACGTCTGTGGAAGGAATCAGAACCAGCTTGGTCACGGTCACAGTCCAAGGACCAGCGCCGGTCTTGACTGCAACACCGGCTTGAATGGCGTTGACAGCAGCCGCAGCAGTGGTGGCCGAAGCATCAACCGCGAAGGTGTTAACCAGCATGGGCAGCTTCACGCTGAACGTGTTGGGCACAATGGTCACGCCGGCAGCGTCGATGCCCTGATCGTTGATGTTGGCGTCATCAAGCAACGGCAGGTAGTGGTAACGCTTGATGGTTTTGCCCATGTTTTTGGGCATGGAAGTCACATCAGCCAGCTGGCCGAAGTACTGCTCTTTGGCTGCTTCCATCAGCGCCTTCTTTTGATAAAAGACGTTCTGGATCTGAGGGCCGATGTCCGAAGGGGTACCGGGAGGGGAATTGAATTGAATAGACATGATGTTCCTTTGTATTAACGGGTTCGTTTGGCAGCATGGGCAGCGAACTCAGCATCTGACATGGCGAGGGGATTGAAATTCGCCTCGGCAGTCGCGCCTACATTCGCTGGTTTCGTGGAGCTTGCAGCTCGCCTTTGTTCATTCCGCTTGTCGTCTTCGACCTTCTTCGGTTTCGGAGCCACAATCACCTTCTCCGTAGCAGTTTTCCCCTGGGAGCTACCCAGATGGTTGAAACCGCCACGTGCCTGGATTGCGTCACCAACTTGCCGGTAGGCTTCGATGTCTGACAAACCATTCAAGCGACCAAACATGCGCTCGTTTTCGATCTCAGTGCTGATGAGGTCATACACACCGCTGGCGATGTGGTTGTTGATGACTTGCAACAGTTGAGGTGAATCCGCCACGACACGTTTGCTAGGCCCGTCCCACTTCTTGCTGACAACTTCAAGTGTCCGGTTGTACGTAGGCGTGGTGGAGATTTCCTCCAACACCGTATCCAGCGCAATCTCTCGGTCATCGACAGTGTGAATTGTCGGTTTGTATCCGCTTGCTTTCTCAGTGTCCAAATCCAATGGATTCAGACCACTGTCCTTCACCAGCTTGCTGATTGCGTCTGGGCTTTTCTTGTCCAGATCAATCAGAAAGCCAATCTTTTCTTCGCTCAACAGGCCGTTGTTTTCCAACAGCTTCATCAATCGAAGGTTCGGCTTCAATGCCGCCATCTTCTTGTTGTAGTTGGCTCCCATTTGCATGAGGGCCACTGCATCGTCCACCGAATTGACCGCTACATCCCGGCCATTGGCCTTGAAGGGGGCGATGATTCGCTCGTATTCGGTCTTGTAGTCAATGACTACTTCAGCTGGCTTATCGGCTTCCACTTTGGGAGCCACAACCTTGGTATCTTCTACCTTGGCAGCCGGGGCTTCCTTCTTTTCCGGTGCCACAGTAGCCGGCTCATCGTCATCGTCGTGTTTTGGTCCGCCTTCTTCGTCACCCTCGGTGCTTGCCGTACCGGCCGCACCAGCGGGTGCCTCGTCGCCCATATTGATAGAGGAATCGTCGGCGTCAGGCTCACCTCCGGTGGCGTCTGCGACCACGGTGGCCACAGTCACCGGGGGAGCGCTGGCATTCAGCATCTCTTCGTCCGACATGTTCAGGTAGTCAGGCGTATCGATCGCAGTGTCTTCAGCGGTGCTCATGCTTGTGCCTCTTCAGCCAGGATTTCTTCAAGGGTTTCTTCATCAGCTGAGATTTGTCGAGCTGCCAGAGCGGCAATACGCAAACCGGTGTCCAGGTACTGACGAACAGCACCGATGGCGTCCATCTGGGACACGATCGACTTCTGCGAATCCACCGACTGCATAGCTGGATCGGCTTTGAGGTGCACCAGGCGAACTGCTTCCTGTTCGAAGTAGCCTTCCGTGAAGACCTTCTTGAAATCCTTGTTGGCTTTCAGCCGTTCAAGGGCATTGCCGAACTCCACTGCCTTGCGAGCTTCGCGGATGTTCTTCTCAATTGCTGCTGACGAGTCGTTTGCCATTGCTCTACTATTGCTTTCTGAAGTTAATAGGCGGGGATTGATTTAACTACTTGCTGAGGCCCGAATATATAGCAATTCAAGCTGCTTTCTTCGATAAATAGGCTTTCAGCAGATCAACTTCACGATCTTTTGCCCGCTCGTCTTGGTCAATCAGCTTCAATTGGGCCTGACTGCGGGCCTGCTCACCATGCAATTCCTTGGCTCGTTCTTGTTTTACACCTGATTCCTGCTCAACGAAATTGAGGTTATCGAGGTCGGTCTTGGATTGGATACCTCCAGCCTTCACACCTTCAGTTCCAACTTTGGCCATGTCAAGCTGAGCACTGGCTTGGCGCTGAATTCCATGTGCACGCTCATTTTCAATCTTAACCTTTAAGAGTTCAATCTCCAATTGGGCCTTTTCCTGGGCCAATGGGTCAGGCTGCGGCTCGTAAGACTCAATCTTCTTGGCCAGGTCAGGCATCTTGCGAAGACGGGCAATGTCCGACAGGATCATCTTGCTGAAACCATGGTCCATGTTGGGGCCGGCAGTTTGAAACATGAATGCCAGTTCCTTGGCTTTGTTTTCATCTTCCTCAGCGGTCGAAATAGACAGGCGCAAGTCGAAGTTACCGGCCAGATCATCACGGCGGATCTTCACGAATTCTTCATTGGTGACCCGCACCACTTCTTCATCAGACAGAAACTCGGCATTCATGCTGACCATCTTGCGGCCCACCTTGACGATGCCGTTAGAAAGTCGGCGCAGGATGTTGAGCTCACGCTTGGAGGCGGCATCCAGAGCCCCACGCACACCGACAGCCACATCACCCAAGCCAGCGCCTGAGATACCGCCAGCAAAACCTTGCACACCTGTGAGCGATTCAGCTTCCTGGTTCTGCATCTGCAGCATCAAGGGAGCGGAGTTCGGAATCTCTGGATAGGTGTGCATGTGCACGCCCATCCTTGGATCGATGTTGGCGTTGAACTCGTAGTCTTGACCCTTGTCGTACTTGCGCTTGTTCGTTGCGTCCAGCATGTCTTTGCGCAAACCAGTCTGACCATTTGCTGACTTGGCCATGATGTCAATCATTCCCCGGGTGACCGCGCCGATCACCTTCTGGTTGTCTTCGAGCAGGGCACCGTCTGGCTCGCCGTAGTTCTTTTTGCGAACCGGGAGGTACTGCACCAGCACGAAAGGCAATGCCTTATCTGGAAACGGGTTGAGCTCCATGCGGATACACACATCACCGACCCAGGAAGCCACAAAAGGCTTGACCACACCTGTGTCATCCAGGTCACGGAAGCCCCAATACTCATGCACCACAAACTTCTTGCGGGCATCGTCTGAGAAGTTGAAGAACTGGGCGTCATTCGCTGACGTGTGGTCTGGGGTGTTCAGCACCGAGTTGTTGGCGATGTTGATCTTGTCCAGGTTCTTGTACTTTTTGCCTTGCTTCTTCAGCTCAGACTTCGAGGATTCGAACGTCTTGATGACAAAGCTAGCCTTCTCGATGTCACCCATGGCCGTGGGGTCGATTACCACGTTGTGCACGTCACAGATGTCAATGGTCGGGTGATTCTTGATCGTCTTCTTCTGCTTTTCCTTTTTGGAGCCAATGATCTTGGCTTCGATCGGCACACCCTGCTCGACGCTCAGGTCATGCGCGTCTTTCAGTTCCTGCGGTACATCGGTGGCATACAGGCTGGGGTCTTGGGCTTTCATCTGAGCCAGCTGCTCATGCAGTGGAGCCAGCTCAGGATTGACGGAAAACTCCACATCAGGGACTTCTACCTCGACTTCTTCTTCCTCAAAGCACCAACCGGTCTGGATGATGACCGTGCCTTCATCAACAGCTGAACGAACGTATTCATCAATGAACGACACCTTGTCGATGCGTGTGTTGATCTGATTGTTCAGCAGGATCTCGTTTTGCTTGGCAGAGTCCCGGTCTTCACTGGAGATGGGCCGTACATTGAATACATCGTCCGTGCTCAGGAAGGGCTCGGCCAATGCTGCATAGCGCCATTCGGCTTGCTTTCGAATCAGCTTCGGAACAATCTTTGAGTTCCCAGTCGGGGTGCTGACTTTTGCATCACCGGTCACATTCAAGTTGTCCAGCCATCCATTGATCTTGGTGATCTGGGCATCGTGAACGACTTTGGCATCCGCCAGGTCTTGTTTCAGCTCACGTACTGTGGGCTCCTTCTTCCAGTCGGTCAGGGGTTTCATTTCCTCCGGCGACTGCGAAACTTGTTGATTCATAATCTGTCTGTCCTTCGGGGTAGAAATCATTTAACCAATAGAAAGCAATTATCGTGCAAATCAAGCCAATTCATTCGGCATTCATTATGCCAACAAAGGGAACCCAAGAGGCAGGGGCATTCGACATCTACATGCCAGAGGAAGGAACAGCTGATGGCAACACCCGACTAACTCCATTGGGATTTGCTGCAGCGGTACCCACTGGGCACGTCGCATTGCTGTTGCCACGCTCTGGTGCCGGTGCCGAATATGGCCTGGAACTCAACAACACCTGCGGGGTAATCGACGCGGATTACCGTGGCGAGTGGATGGCATCGTTGCGTACCAAGAGTGGCAGGTACTTTGCCTGGGCCAAAGGCGAGCGGGTGATTCAATTCCTGATCGTGCCCATTGCCAACGTCAGCCTGGAACAGGTCGATGAACTGGGTGTGACAGCCAGAGGGGCAGGGGGGTTTGGTTCATCTGGAAAATAAGCAAGGCCCCGAGGGGGCCTTTTTCATACCCAACCGTTGCGTTGAGCCCGAGTGTTGCCACCGGTTCTGTCGGTCTGCAGGTTCTGGTTTTCTAGCTCCTGACACGCTGCCAGATACTTTGAGTAGTAGGTGTTGCCGGCGTGGAACTCGTTGGTCATGCCGATCGGGTTGTGCACCCGGCTGGCCACGAAGTACAACAACGCTTCCAGATGGGTCTCCGGGAGCTCGACTTCTTCTTCTTCCAGATCCACCCACATCCCAGGCATACCCAGCTTGGGGTGGTTGGCTCGGTACACCAGTTCCAGGGTATCTGTCACCAGCTCACGAGGCACGCCAGGTGCTTTGTCCAGGATGTCTGCTGGCACTCGCAGCTTGGACATGGAAGGCGTATGCACCGAGTAGATAGCTGTCCCGTCATTCAATGGGAAGGGGTAGCCACTGCTGGTGAGCACCCGCTCAATCTTGAGAATGTCATCGTAGAACGGGTCATCCTCGTCCAGCAGGTACTTCACCAGTTCGACCGAATCCCCATTGCTTTTGGCAAATCGACTGTTGATTTCGTAGGTGACTTTGCCAGGCACAAGCATCATCTTGAGCCGACCTTCTTTCAGGTTGAATCGCTTGTAGAGCGCGGTCATGCCCAGGTTGATGTGTGGCACCAGCTTTTCCTGATCACTCGATTTGATCTGACCAGAGCCTTCATTGCCAATAGCCAGCTGGGCAAACTCGCCCACGCTTAATTGCGTGAAGATGTCCAATAGTTTCATGGGTATTCCTTAGACGATATACGAGGACATGCGGTCATGGGTGTCTTCCTCAACATCCACTACCCACAATCCATCCGATTTGGAAGAAGCTGCCATTGGAGCCTCTTCCGAGGGCTTCCACGCTTTCATAGAAGACAGCATTGATATGGTGTCCAAGAAATCATCGTTCTTGCTTCGGAATCCCGAAACAGCTACCAAAGACAATTCGTTGATGGCCTCTACGATTGTAGGCTCTGTCTTGCGTTCAATTGGGAAGAAGATTTTCCGTGCTTTGAACAGAGGAACCACGGTGTTAAACCGTACCATCTTGTTGGTATTGGGTCTAATACCTGGCTTGGTTTCATTTCCTTCAGATGCAAGAGCGAAGTAAATATTCCGTTCGAGCATTTGTCCTTGAATCCAGGGCATGAAGCCACCCTGTTGACCGCTAACTTCAATACCAACAGATTGAGGTTTGTAGATCTGTGAGAGACGGAATAGGTCATCAATGTTCTTGTCCATGAGTTGGCGTTTACAGACTCCATCCACCCAGAGCCAATCGCCTACGTTGTTGTGTGCCCACACACTGATCACCGAATAGTCGGCTTTGTCTGCTTCCGAGGTGGCGAAGTCAGTGGTGATGTAGAAGTTGAAGCGACTCTTGTTGCGCATCACAGCGTCTAGCTTGTACCAACCAATGTCACTGTCCTGAATCATCCGGTCTTCTTCCGACATGATTCGCAACATCAATTCCTGGTTGAAGGTATCAACCTTGCCAGACTTAACAACAGTGTCGTACTGCTCTTTAACGTAGTCGTAGGTGAAGCGATCGGGCCAACTGCCACGGAAGTTTTCCCGAGCCACGGGGAATGACTCACACACAGGAAACACGTTGACTGCCCAAGCACCGGACTCAACTGCCTTGTAGAGTGGGTCCTTCGCATTGAATGGGGTACCCGACCAGATGATCATGTTCTTGGTGGGATGCAGTGCGTAGTTCACCGCCTTGTAAACCGTGTCTTCTACAGCACTGATCACAGTCACCGACCTGGCGTCTTCATCACTGATCAAGTCATCAAGTACAGCGATCTGTGGTCGAGTACCCATTTCCTTGGCTCCACGGACACCCGTTTTGGCGCCGTAACCCTTGACGATGAACACCTTGCCATCCGCGTTCTCAAACTCCCAGCGGATGTCTGTGAAGCGAATGCGCGGTACGTACTCTTTCAGAAAGGTGGAGTTGTCATACCTGAACTCCATGTTCTTCCGCATGTTCTTCACGCCGTTGTCGATCGAGTCCGATACGTAGATGGCCAGGTCCACCTGACCAAAGCCAGGGATCACACCATACGTGGCGATGTACAGGAACAGGTACTCACCCATCACAGTGGTCTTGGCTATACCCCGGTGACACAGGTTGATTACCCGCTTGCCACCTTCAGTGATGGTGTCCAGCATCTTGTAGTGAACAACTGGTGTCTTATGCTCTTCGCCCTTCTCACCGTTCACCAGCTTGATGAAGGTCACGAACTCCAGGGCGAACTCGCTGGGCACATAGCCAGGGTCGACTTCGTAGTCAGTAGCGTTGAGGTAATCCTCAACCTTCCATGGCATATCGATACCGGTGCCAGGGTCTTTGGTGAAACTCATCCCCTGCGCCCCCATGAACCAAAGGCAGAGAAGTCAATGGGTCGATTGGCTTGGGGCTGTGACACCATGCTCATGAAGTCAGGCCGAACCACCTGCATACCAGGCCCGTAAGCCAACTGCTCGGGTTGGACAGGTGCCATCGGTGGGCGTGCCATCGACTCTGACTGGAACTTGGCCCATATTTCCTGGCCCGTAGGACCGGTAGGCAAGGGTGGAGCTGCCAGCTCCGCCAGAACAGGTTCCGTTTCTTCGTAGTAGGGCGGAGGCTCTGGTTCGTCAGGCACAGGAGCCGCAGGTGCTACCGCTTTGGCTTTCATCTCGGAATGTCGTACCCGTGCATTCCCGTTGATCCGAGCCATGACTTGAGATCCGTACTTACCACCCTCTCCGTAGCCGGACAGGCCTTGCTCCAGTCCACCAGCTTGCTTGCTTCGCGCACTCAGGTAGTCGGCCGCAAACCGAATCTGTTCCCCCAGGTCTTTGCTGCTCAGCGGCTTTACCCCGTAACCGGGCTGGGCTCCAGTCGATTCGAGAATGCCGAATGGACCAAACGCCGTGGAGATCTTGCCCGTGTGGCCGGCAACGCGCCGACCCTCAGCATTCAGGCCATAGTGGTAGGCAGATGGATCACCCAGGAATTTGTCGAATTGCCCCCCAGTTTCCTGCTGCATTACAGAGGCCATGGTGCCCTTGGGAAAACCTCGATCGGCGTCAGCCTTCTCTAGCATCTCCATCAGATCAGCAGGTATCCCATTCTTGGCTTTTGACATCGGCAATTCCTTGAACTATTCAATTTGAATACACCAAGTGTACCGGTCAATTTTAATTAACCCACTTCTTTCGCAACCACATCAACAACCTGCAACCTGGAATGAGCAACTTCCTGAGCATTTGTAGTTCCAGCCTGCAAGGCCAGCCGTTGGCTCCGAGCCAATTCCAAAGTAGCCTGGCGCAACATTGCAATGGAACTGTCTTCCTTGACGCCAATCTCCAGCTCCACCTTCTGAGTCTCTGGCATCTTCAACTGCACCATCAAAGAGTTGGCTGCATCACAACGGACCTTCTCACTCTTGGCACTGACCATGAGATCGGCCTGCACATTCAACGCCTTCTGATATAGATCCTGGTTCAGCACATAGCTGGGTATCAACGTCTGTTCAAAGATCAGATTAACCAGCTTTGATTTGTTGTACGCAGTGACATAGGACGCAATGTCCTTTGCAGCAACGCCATTGGCAAGGAATCGTTGGTATTTATCAGGGAAGGTCTTGATGTAGCCATCGATGTTCGTACAGCCCATGAGCTTGTGGCTCACGTACCGAACAGCATTGACATACTCCTGTACCTTAAAGCGACCATCCGCCATTACTCGGGTGTAACTCAGCAGGTTGTCTCGATATGCCTCAAACATGTCGGGATCACTCAGGGTCAGATTGACTTGATCAATCAGTTCCTGGTTCACAGACTTCTTCACCTTGTCGGGAAGGGCGTGTTTGAACTGGTCAATAGTTAGTGCATCCATTGGCCGAATATACACCAGTCAGACTATCGGGTGTATATCGTAGAGCCAAACCCAATACATGCTCAATGACAGTCACAGGGTTAGGTGGATTTATTCCACATAATTTTAGGTGAAGGGTTTGGTGATTTTTCTAATGGAGGTATGAAGGCAGGACTTATGTGTCTACACATAAATTCCAAACTACCCCCCCCCCCATTGATCTTCAGCCCAATTCACTGGGGCTACGCCCATGCACTGGCCTTGGCCACCATACGTATGTTCAACCTCAGTTAACTAGGAATCACCATGTCCAACATGTTCAAGCAAGTCTTTGCCGCTATCGCCATGCTGTTCGCAGCACTAGAGAAGCTCGCATCTTCACTCAATAACATTGCTACCGTCGCAGACGAAACCTCGATGGCCTATGTGGATGACGCACGCAGCAACCGTGCAGTCAATGCCAACAAACTCAAGCGTGAGCTCTTGGAATCCGAGAAGTCGGTCATCACCAGCTGACCCATCACCACCCTTCGGGGTGGTGTAAGTCCTTTACACAACTACACAACTACACACTCAGACAGTTCAATCCAATAAGACAGTGTTGTTAGCGACCGCTAATACACAGTCAACTTAATGCTCAGGGTAATGGTAGTGATGCTGATCGATAGGTCAGTTCACAAAAAATAAAACAAAAAGTTAATTACTCCTAACAATTCACCCCATTCCCACATCTATTCCCATTCCGATACACACCCGATACGAGCAGCTTGCTGCAAGTACGCACAGCGATACGCATAGAAGCCTACGGCTATTTGTTGGGACTCTTCCCATCAATACTTCTGGAGTACTTCTATGGCACATCGCACATCCCCTGATGACTTCATCGTTTGGTCTGATGACACCTACTGCAATCGCTCTGATCTTGATGAATATCAACACATGAGTAACGACTTCTTGGTTATCCCCGTTGATCTCATGTCTTCCGACGATGCCTTCTACAAGCAGCCGTACAACACAGCTATCCAAGCTCTCTTCCAATGAGTACTCCTATGGAACATCGATCAGAGTACATCGCTAACGTGCAGCTCTCACGTGCACTGACAGCAGCACTACACAAGACACAAGCACCACGTGCAAGACCACAAGTAAGGGCCCTCACAAGGGACTCTGTAACCCATGGCCTGCACTGGCTTACCACGCTAGTGCTCTTTGCTTCCTTCGGAGTAATGCTGGCTTGGTAGGTTATATGGCTCACCGACACCTCGTTGGTGAGCCATAGAATCTTTCCCATCAAAAGTCCTCTGTCTCCGGCTACGGGCCTACGGCCATGTGCTGGACAAATTCGTCCTTTCTTTTTACTCTTGGAGTTATCTCATGGCATTTCAATCCTCTGCTGCTCGCACTCAACAAGCTCCTGCTTCTGCTCCTAACGACAACTGGAAGGCCCAAGGCTTCCTGAACCTGTATCTGCCTTCGAAAGAAGTGGGGAAACGTCGCAAGCTGGGCGCCGTGCCACTGCGTGCTGACAAGCCTGCTGAAAAGGCAC